AAAAACAACGCATATATTATTAAATAACCATATCCCGTTTGATAAACACAACGCTTTTTTGAACGAAACGGACCGTACAATAATAGCACTTTTATGGCATGAAAATATAGTGAATGCTATTTCAAAAAATGATCCCGAAAAAGTATTTCCATTTTATTTAGAAATCATAGAGAACATATGTTTTGCGGACTATATAGACCGTGTAACTTTTCAAAATCAAATATGGCAATTTAATGAGATGAGTTCTCTAATAAAAACATTTTATAATAACAAGATTTATCATGAAAAATTCTCAGAAAACCAAGGAAAATATAACCCATCCGAAATCCAATTTACCAAGGTTCTCACAAAATACTCAACAGAGTTCAATAATTTACAGTTTATATATTCAATGTGTCAAGAGTTGGATATGGATAGAAAAGACTTGATTTCTTTTTTCATTGAACTGAGAATGATATATGGAAAGGATTTTCAAAACAACACGGAAAAATTGGGTGTTGTAGAGAAAATATTTGAGAACTATAATATTGGGAAGTTGGATATAAAACGCATTTATCGATACTTGGATAAAAATGTGAAAAAGGAAAAAAACGGTATTACAGATGAAGATTTGGAAGATGACGAAGATGAGTTGGATGGATAGAGACAAAAATTGATTATATAAATATAAATAATATTTTTATAATCATAAAAGTATAATTATAATGAGAGTAGTAATAAAACCGATAGATAGAATCGAAATATTGAAGAAGAAAACAGATATAGTTTACAATAAAAAAAAATTAACACACAAAAGCATACATACTTTTCATAGAATATCAAAAAAGGATGAGAATGATATAGATAACAAAACTCGCGAAAGTATAATAGGAGCAATTATCAATAATAAAATACCCAATGAATATTTTAGAATTGATGCTAGATGGTTGAAACTGAAAAATGCTATAAAAATTTACTGTAAAAAACTAATTGATAAACAACAATGGAATACTATTACAAAGAAAGAAGTCATACACAGAGCAGGAAGAAATTATCACTATGATATGGATATTTTATTTTATAAACAAAATGAAATATATAAACAGTTCAAATTAGAGTTCAAGTTCAATAGTAAAACAATCGGGGATAATCCTCAGTTTGTGTCACCTATGAAACCATCCCAGTATATGTCAAGTTCATATGAAGATTATTATTATGATAACTATTTGCCACAAATATGTGAAATAGCTGAGTTACCAATACCAGACAAGGATACTTATTTGAACAAAATACATAGTAATAAACCAAAATGTATGTTAGAATTCAAAGTAAAATATGATATAGATAATAATTTTAACACAAAATGTAAAGAAATAAGCAAAAAAAGTATATTCGAATTCATTGAAAAAAACGACTTGAATACTGGAAAATTAAGAGACTATTTATTAGAGTCACAGAAAGACAAAAAATATATGTTATACTACAATGGTTCGTTTAATTTAGAAGAACCAAATATGGATAATTACAAAATACAAAGTTTCAAAAAAAATCCAAAACTTAATAGTTTTGAATGTATTTCTGAAGATGGGACCCAAATAAAAGTATTATTAAGATGGAAAAATGGTAATGGAATTGCTTTTCCATCATTCCAGATTAGTGAAATTATTAAAAAGTCTAAAAATAAATAGGTAAGATATAGTTAAGTTCTGTTGTATTAATCGCATTATTTCCAAAGTAGACATCAATAAACTCTTTTGTTTTATCACTTTCTAGTGACTTTATTATTTTTTTATATAACTCAATCAACTCATTTTTTTTCAAGTTTTTTTCATATTTTATACAAATCAAATGGTTCTCTATCAGATAATCGAAATCTACGTCAATCAAACAATAATCGAAACTATAACTACCCACACCATATCCTCTATTTATAACTAACATAATATCTCTAATTCCAGGTTTATCAATATAGTTCTTTTTTGCCTCATTTTTAGAATAGTCCTTTTTCACTATAGAGTTATTTTCTATATCTGAGTTATAAATCAAACGCGTTTTCGTTTCATCATTTGTTAAAATATCTTTACATTGATTCCATACAATATTACCTACAGAAACTTTGAAACCAAGACTATGTAATGTTGTAGAATTTTTATATAGTTCTCTTAGTCTTAATATATTTATTTTTGTATTAATAAAAGTATACTCTTGTATATGGATTACAAATTCATTGTTTTCATTATTTTGTGGTTTTTGTTTTTGAATAATAAATAGTATAGTATCCTGTTTTGTCTCCAAATATTTATCATCACTACATTCTACTATTTCGATTATTTTGAAATTTTCATAAATATGTTTACGTAGCTTGTCATAATATAAACAGTTTGTAAAACTACTAGGCAGAACAAAGGATAATATACCATTTTCATTCAATAAACCCAATGACTTTATGATAAATAGAATAAATATATTGGGTCTTCCATCAAAATAACTACAATATTCTTCTGAAATATCATACTCTTTTATATTTTTGTCTGTTTTTTCATTCTTTTTAGTTTTTTTATTATCCTTTTTTTTCACTACAAAGTATGGCGGGTTTCCAAATATCAAATCAAAACTTTCTGTTATATTATAAATCAAAAAGTCACTGTTTATTAATGTAACGTTCTCTATTTGAGTAGTATTTATTTTTTGGAATATCTTTTCATTTTGTTCTATTCCAGTTATTTGTATAGTTTTATTATGGTTATGTAACAAATTGATATATTCACAAGAACCACAACTAGGTTCTAATGCCTTGATATTATCTTTTATACAGGGTTTAAGTATTTCGATACTTTTTAATATTGTAGTAGGTGGTGTGAAATAAATACCATTATCTTTTTTCTCTTGTTTTGATAACTCTTTTGTTATAGTTTTTGATAAATTTGAATAATCCATTTGTTTTACTTTATTACTATTCTTTGGCATTTTGTTAATCAATTTTTATATAAATAGATTAACATATAATTTTAATGTTGTTTTTATATAATAACAACAACTTCAGGGTCTGATTTCAGCCTCTCTTTTACCACTACTGGGGTTTCTTCTTTTTTATTGTTATTCGCATTGGTATCATTAGAACTCTTGGATTTATTTTCTTTTTTACTATCATTCAAAAAACCTTTACGTATATTATCTTCAAAAGACACACTCTTTTTAGGGGATGCCTGTTTTACTTTTTCTTTTAGCATTTTATTTTCACTTTCTAATTCCGCATTTTTTCTACGTAATTCTTCCAGTTCTCTATTATCCTCTTTATTTTCATATCCTAATTTCAAAGAAATAATTTTGGTTTGTAACTCTTGTACTTTTTCTTGTAACTCATATTTTTGTTTTTTCAACTCATTCACCTGCTCTGGATTTCCAGAATAGTTTATATTTTGTGTTTGTTGTTGTTGTTGGCTTCCATTAAGTTTTAAAGAAACAATACTTGTCTGTAGTTGGTGTATAATACCCTGATATTCTTGGTTTTGTTTTGCTAAAGTATCCAGTTGTTGTTTTTGGCTATTGACAATATTGACAATATCCTCCACTGACAAAGCAACCGGTGGTTTCCCTGGTTCATGCATCATTATCTGTCCTCCTGCGTTTGCCTTATTATGTTCTTCTATCATTTTTTGTCGATTTTCTTCAATGACTTTCAATTGTTCTAAAACATCTGGTTTCATAGACGGATCTCCTGGTTTATAGTTCAACAACATATTATCTATTTTCTCCATAAAAAATTTCTTTATTTTTTTCTCATAGTCAAATTTGATAAAGTCTTCTACTTTTTTATCAGACTCTTTCATAAACATAGGATGCGGATTATCCAATAATTTGCGTTTATCAAAGGAGTTATGTTCATGTGAAAAAACCAAAATGGTTTTCATTGGGTCCAACTGAATAAAAGGAATTGTATAATCCTTCAAAAACTCGCGTTCTTCTGCTAAAGCTGCTGTTTCGTTATATTTGGTAATATCCAAAAGCTTACGTTTAAAAGCAAATGTTCCCGCAGTAGCGTGGTTTGGACCATATGGACCACATTGATACATTTTTTGAATATGTTTGAAATAAACATACAATTCGCTAGCACCAGCACATAAAGCTTCGGTCGAACCCTGTAATTTTTCAACAGCGTGAGAAATACGGTCTGGAGGATAGTAGTCATCATCATCCATATAAACTATAATACTACCACTCGTTTTGGAATGCATGAAATTACGTTTGGCACCTAATAACATCTTGGTATCTATTGGAAAATATTTGATTTGGGGTATTTTGGCATCATCTATCAAATCCTTTATTTTATCCGTTCCATCATCGACAATAATCCATTCTATTTTATCTTTTGGATAGTTTTGATTACGAAAACATTCAAACATAATAGGTATAAATGGACGACGGTTAAAAGTAGGTGTACATAAAGACACTAATGGATATTTATTTTTTTTTGTCATTTGATATTAAAAACATATGCTTTTTATATATTTTTACTTAAATTATATAAAAATACTTGAATAAGTAAAATAATAAAGTAAGCAAAATGGCTGAAATAGTTATACCAAAAAAAGAAGAGTTGGAAGTTTGTAAAAAAAGCATGTATATGAGAGATAACAGTAAAAAAATAGACTATTTAAATAAAATTTACGAAAAACCTTGGGGATATGAATATTTAACATATCAAAATGAAGAAATTGGAATCTGGATTTTACATGTAAATAAAAACCAAAAAACTTCATTACATTGTCACTATAAAAAAGATAGCATGTTAATTGTTTTATCCGGTTCTTTTCGTATAGACACATACGATGATTACCGTATATTGAATGAATTAGAAGTATTATATTTTCCCTCAGGTACATTTCATGGAATAATGAGTTATGTTGAAAAGGGTGTTATACTAGAAATAGAAGTATATTCAAATAACATAAGTTATACAGATAAAAATGATTTATTGAGACTAAGAGACATATATAATAGAGATAAAAATACCTATGAAGGTTCTGTTGTTGAAAAAATAGTTGGACCAGAAAATTCGGTAAACTTTCATTTAGGTAACAAATTTGTTTTTGGAAATAGT